CTTAGAGAAAAAGAGGGGCTGGAGGATAGCAAAGGAGAAGACTAGTTCCAAGATAGACTCTGTGGTATCGTTAGCGGCCTCAGCCTACCACACCATCACGCATGGGGCCTATGTAATTGACAAGCCTTTGACTTTGACATCTAATTTCGCAGACGATGGTGCAGTACCTGCGGCATGGAACGAAGAGTCCTTACCAGCAATGTTTAGGAATTAATCATGCCAGATCAACCAGAACTTACTCCAGAAGGAATAGCATTTATAAAATCTTATGAAGGATATAGAGAACATCCGTATTGGGATGTACAACAATATTCTATAGGTTGGGGCACTGAAGCCACCGAACTAGATATGATGCGGTGGGATTATGGGCGTTCAGGGTGGCAAGGTATAGATGTGCAAGAAGCAGATGAGCGGTTTAATGGATACATTGATACGATTGCGGTTCCTGAACTGAACAGTATGTTAGCTGTAGAAACCACACCAGAACAATATGCTGGTCTGGTATCTTTTATATATAATGTTGGACAACCACAGGCCACTGCAGCTATTCAGGCTGTGAATCAAGGGAATTTGCAAAGTGCGGCTTATGAGATGAATAGGATCAAGTATGCTGGCAATCAAGTAAACAGCGCACTGGTAAGTCGTCGAGCAGATGAAGTTCAGTTTTTGATGGGTAGTGTTCCTGAGAGAGCCACTCAATTTGAATCACCTAGTGGCCCTCCTAGTATACCAGGAGTCAAAAATTATGCTGATAGCACAAGGTTTCGTGAGTCTCAAGCGGGATTTCAACCCATAGAACAAACAATCGGTGATCGCCCACCAATTACCTATCCTGACAAAATACAATCAGGATTACGAAGCAGAGGCAGACGCACGTCACCAGATGATTCGAGGGCTAGTAGATGGGCAATGTAAACGTAAGCGGCTTAGAAGAAGCTGGCTTGTCTATTGACCAGTTCAAGACCACTACAGGTGAATATAGGGTGCCTGTTAGTGTGGAAAGCCAGGAGGAAACTCCTATGTATGCGGCTGGCAATGCTATAGTTGCTGATGAAGATATGGGTCAAGAGTTGGAAGAAAGGCTCAAAGAAAGCGGCAATAGAGCCTGGAAAGACGATTATGTAGGCCATGTTGTAATGAGGTCTCCAGAAGATGAAGGCAAGAAGATGTGGATCAAAAGCCAGTTAACAGGCAAGTGGATTGGCCCTTTGGTGGCAGTTAAGTCAATACCGAATGACAGTTATTACCAGTGGGTGAATGAGGATATAGTGATTGCTGTAGACTCTAAGATAGGTAGAGAAATAGGATTAATGGAACGAGGTGGAGCAGCAAAGAAATGAGTACCACTAGACAAAGAGTAGAAATTTATTGGGGAGACCAGCCACCTGGGCTTGAAGAGATGGCTTCTCCTGCGCCAACTGGAGAAATGATCTTTAACCCTGTCGATGTGGGTATGTTAGGGCGTGCATCAGGATCCAGGGAACCTGGCACATTACCAGGAATAGGACGAGCATCTGCCGTGCACGGTAGTAATGTAGCCGCAATAGCTAGTGCAACAGGGCAATCGGAATCCTCGGTGGAAGGGAGTTTAGGTAATCTAGCAATGCCGATGGTAGGAGGAGACAGTGGCTTTGATGCACGTTCTAATCGTATTGCACATCACACTAATGTACTACAACAAAACAGAGTGATTAAAAGAAGTACTGGCGCGTGGTCTGGTTTAGGAGATAATTGGGGTGCGTCTCATGGCTATGGCTATGGCGGTGACGATGAAGGTGGCGGAGAAGGCGGAGCAGGCGAAGGAGAGACACGACCTGATATAGCTTTACCACCACACGTAGAGACTACTGGCCATAATACAAAAGAATATGAAATTATGATGCTTACGGGCTTGGACCAACACGGTATCAGGTTGTGGGCAGAAGAGCATGGATATAGCTTTGAAGAAGCAATTGATCAACTATTTGCTGAGTTTGTGCCTACGGAATGGAAGTCGCCCTGGGAACAGCATTTGGAAATGTCGGGGTTTGCTGAGGGCACTAGTTTAGAGGAAGCGTGGACTCAGATTGGTTTAGATCCTACATCAGTGGAGTTATATGAGGGCCCAGAGGGAACTCGGGACCATTGGGAACATGACAGGTCTCAGGGTTTAACGACATTACCATTTGGTGAGTGGGCACTTGATCGATGGCACTTAGGGGCATTTGAGGACGGTAAAGAGAAAGCACCCCTAGATGATGAAGCGGGTTTAGCTGCAGATGATTGGGAATTGTATGAAGAATGGAAAGCAAAAGCAGAAGCGGAAGGTCTACTAGATGAGTTTTTGGCTAACAAAGCAGATTTTATTGCTGAAATAACGCAGATGCCTGACGGAACACCAGCAATACAAACTGGGCCAACAAAGGATACCGTATCCCAAGATACGGAGGAACCTGTAACTGAAACGACATCCCAAGAATCAGCAGAAGAATCTCAAACAGTAGAACCTAAATTTAATCAGTATCAAATGGATATAGCAGCATCACATGGATATTTTGGGGATAATGCTTATGCGGACTTTTTGGAGGGCTGGGAAGATCCAGAGCCAGAAGAAGATGCGCCAGCATCAAATCAATACGAAGAACAGTATAAAGAATGGGTGGATGAAATCAATGAGACAAGTCCGGTGAACGAAAACTTTGGGGAGATGCCAGGTCAAGCAGAGGAAACAGGATGGGCTGGTATGGACGAGAAAGAAAAACAACGAAAAAGAGGCGAACATTGGGAGATGATGGAGCAAGCTAACATGGCCGAGGGTTGGTAGAAATAGGGAATTGTGTAGTACAATAGGAGTATAATATGGCAGACGACCAAATGAGCCGGGAAGCCGATTTATTAGAGAAGTTCTATCGTGCTAAAGCAAAGTGCAGTAAGTGGCACGGACGTATAAAAGAACATGAACAGTTCTATGATTTAGAACATTATTCTGATGCGTCTTTACCTGGAGAAAAACGTATTACTCTTACTAAGGCTACTAATGTTGTAGACCTTGCTGTGGGTATATTAACTGCAAACGAACTAACCATTCAGGCTGTTTCTCCTGAAGAAAGCGAAAGCATTAAGAAGGAGGCTAGTTTAGTAGAGCAGTTCTTAGATGGTGTTATCTACATAAACTCCGAAAGACAGGAAACTGACCTGAGATATGACTGGACATTTTATCAAGTACGGGATGGGGCAGTTGGCCTAAAGACCGTATGGGATAACGGTTTTGATAAAACCTTACGGGTGGAAGCCGATGAAGAGGGGGCTCAACGTGCCGTTTATGATCATCTACCTTTATGTATCAATGTTCTCCCTGCAAAGTATTTATTCCCTGAGCCAGGTGGAAAACTTGGTAGATGGAAGCACGTATTTTACGCTATTGAGCGCAGTATTGATGACATGGAGCGTGAGTATGGCCCGATGGAAAAATACAATAGCATGTCTGATAAGCAGAAAGAAACCAAGAAAGGCGATTTTATTGACTATTGGGGCGAAGTTCAGTTACCTGACGGTAGTTGGGCAATTGAGAATGCGACTTTATTTGACAATCGTCTGTTAGATGGTCCTCGTATTATGGAAGGATATAGTGAGATACCAATTACTATGATGTTCTATAAGCCGATAGGGCATGTCAATCCGGAAGATTGGGGCCACTCTATTCTCAGACCGGTGATGGGAATGGTGAAAGAACTGGAATGGCGTATCAATCGCCAGACTCGTTTATTGAATGTATTCGCTAATATGCCGTTGATAGCAAGAACACGAGATGGACGGCCTATAAAGGTTGACTCATCCTTTGGTGATGTAGTTAATTTGAACGAAGGTGAAGATATTGCTTTCCCGGTATGGCCCGGAACAGCCCCTGATTTCAAAGATCAGATGGCAATGGTGGCTACCGAGATAGCAGACGCATCTTTCCCGGCTGTAATGTATGGCGAGGGGCCAAGTGCGGCTTCAGGTTATGCATTATCACAACAAGGAGATGCTGGACGAATACGATTAACACAACCACAGAAACAACAAGAGCGGTCACTAGCAGTATGGGCACGCAAGACACTTACATTATTGCGTAACTTTGCACCCGAATATACAGTTGAAGTATATGGCGATAAGTCTGGTGCACCATATAGCCAGGAGCTTACCGGACAAGATACAATGGGCTTTAGGGTCAACTTCCAGTTGAAACCACAATTCCCCAATGATGAGACTCGAAAGGTTGCTATGTCTACCCAAACTAAAGATACCTTGTCGGCTGAGACCCGAATGGAGAAATACCTCGGGATACAGCAGCCGGACCAGGAGACTACCCGCATATTACGTGATATGGCTAGGAAGCACCCCATGATGGTGGAATATCAGATGATGGCCTTATTTAGGGAGTTAGCTGGAGAGGGTGACGAAGCGGCACGTATGGTTTTAGAGAGACTAGAACAGGGCGGCGGAGGTCAGGGAGGCCCAAGAGGCCCAGCACCTGGAGGTCCTAAGCCGGAACAATCACCGGGCTTACCCTCTGCTGTTAGAGGAGCAGTAACTCAACAAGAACAGGGCTTTGCACCAGCCGGACAAGAGCCCTCTGAAGATGTATATAAAGTAGTGAATTCAATGCAAGGCGTACCAATGGGATAAATATGGCAGATAATCGACAGTTCAAAGTAATGAAGTTATGGCATGGATTAGGCGGAGATGCTGATAAGCAGTGGAGGAATGTGATGAATAGATATCCAAGGGAAAGGAACGCATTTAGTAGCTTAACTCCTGCGAAACGTGACTACCTAGACCGTACATACGGCGAATCGGAATCAAATGAATGGTTGTCTATGATGAGCGGGACACCTAGACTAGGAGTTTAATTATGGCATTATTTCCACCTGATTTGACAGAAAGAGCAAGACAAAGAAGAAGCAGAGGATCTCGGTTACAGACTAGAGCAGCTCGTGGAGCAACTGAAGATACTGCAATGGATATTGCTAGTTCCAATAAGTGGCGAGAGCAATATACCCCACCACGTGCTAGAAATATTGCTGCAGCAGCGCAAGAATCTATACCTGCAACACCTGGCGCAGGGATGACTTCTGAACAAAGTCAAGCTGTAAGTGCAAACCAGAGGTTTCTTGCAGATAATCCGGACCTAGACCCAGGTAGTTATGAGCATGAATTTATTAGGGCAACGGAGCCACGTCGTAAGGACTATGCCCCGCAAGAAGGGGGAGCAGCAATTGGAACAGGAGTTTCACCTCACTGGGAACCTGTGCCCGACGTAGCACGAGTGGATCAAGAAACCTATGACTTTTTACAGCACCTGAAGGAGCAAGGGTTGTACGAAGATAATCAGGAGATCCCAGATTGGATGCAAGATGCTATCGATGATCATTTAGCAGGAGTTTTAGATGAAGGTGATGTTTATGCGATGGAGCCAGAGATGGTTGTAGAAAATACACCACCCTCAATAAGATATGGAATAGCTTTACCTCCTGGTGCAAGAGGTGTATCACCAGTACCATACCAACCAAGATCTTACTAAAGCAGGAGTTTAATTATGACACATGTTAGAGGACATAGAGGCACACGAAAAGATAGGTTACACCGTAAACCACCTGCACCACCTGTGGTGGAGAACTTTGATGATCAGTTTATAGACCAAAGTCCTCGTGGTTATACTATTAAAAACCAAGCAGTAATAGACCAAATTATAAGAAGGAGAAGTGATAGGGAAGCGTATGGCTTAGGGATAAGGAGACCGCCCGTCATGCGTGGTGGTGGTAGGGATTCGTCAGATATATCTAGACATGAGGTTGATCCACGGCGCGATGAGAGATTAGTCTCACATAAATTCACTAGCGACTTTCCTGGGTACGATATAGATGCTACGGTGACGGTAGGGGGGCCCGAAGACCCATACGAAGAAGAAAGAGATTCTTTTATGCAAGATTTGATTAACCAGCCGGATGTTTATGCTGGACTGGTAGGAGGGCCCGCAGACTTATTCGGGGGACTGGCTTCAAAATACATTGAAAGCATATATGACTTTCCTGAAACAGAAACTAAAGAACAGGCAGAAAAAAGAGCAGCCGACCAAAATCTAGAGGTCACTTCGGATGAAGCATATCTATGGTTTTTCCGACATCAAGTTGACGGAAAAGGAAAAAAACGGGTAGAAACTGAACCTGTTGGAGGAAGTGGACAGACGACATTCTATTGGGTACCAAATCCTGATCAAAAATCATATGAAATTGGTGATGAAGTGTTTTGGATTGACAAATCTAGATGGGCCCATGCAGATGCGTATATGAAACAAATAACAGAGGCAACCCAACTTGCCATCAAGAATAGAGATGAGTTAATAGATTTAGAAGAATCAGGTGTAATGGGAGGACAATCAGGTATATCACCCACTACGCCTATAGACTATGGAGAACACAGACCTGAGATTCGGCCTGAAAGAGACTCATTTGGCCGGATAATTCTGCCTCCGGATAGTGATGCTGTTCTTGAGCGGCCAGGTGACTGGGAAGATACTATTAAAGTAGGAGACAAAGACGCAGAAGCAGAAGCTGACGAAAAAGTAGACGCAGACACTACCGTAGCAGCGGTTGAGCTTGAAGGTAACTATGGAGATAATGTAGTCAACCCAATACGCAGGTCATCATATAAGTTACCGAGCGATCCCGATTTTAAAGCAAAAGCTACAGACGAACAAAATGCGGCCTTTATTATTCGGGAAGTATTTGGATTGGCTGAGGGTAGTAAACGGCAAAATCCTTACACGTTAGAGACATTAGAGGATGCATTTTTTGAACATAAGTGGTCTGAACATGATTGGGAAGGTAATCCCCCAGGCGAGATAGACCTGAACCCACCATATCTACAAGAAGGCATTGATGAAGGATATCAAGAAGCAATGGATACACGTGGTGGCCCATTCAATATGGCGTATGAAGGAGAACACAAACCGGCTATTGTTGAATGGGCTGTGGATATGTTAAAATCCCAATATGGCTATAGCGACCAAGAGATATTAGACCAGATGAATGCAGGCTGGGCTTATTATAACTATACTGCTGAAGAACTTGCTGGAGGAGGGAGTGGGCCTGAAGTTCCTAAGAGCCCAGTTACCACCCCTTCGGAGCCAGGCACATTAGGTAATGGCGACAATATAGCTGGTAATGATGGTAATCAGGCAGGTGAAGCTAAAGGTTGGGCGCGTGACCTTAGAGAACATGTGGCGATGGGAACTAGTCAATTGGAATTAGCGGGTGAAGCTCCTTATTGGTGGGAAGGTTATCTACCACAAGAGGTTAATCCCGACTCTATACATATAGCTACCATGAACGCAATCATGCCATTTTTATCTAAGTCAGACCAACAGAAATTAGGATTCCATCTAGCTTTAGCTTTAGGGGAAGGTGGAGGTTTGGATGCTTATAACTTTATAGATGGGTCTTCATTTTATGGTGACGAAAGTTGGGAAGATTTGATATACAACCCAACACGGTGGCGAAATTTATATGACACATTAGTCAACTTACGTAAACATTTCCAAGACGAATTAGGCCCCAATACTGTTGAGGCTAAAAATCTCATACAATTGGATTGGCTTGTCAATATTGTGCAAAGAGCTAAGAGGATGTTCTCAGCAGGTAGAATGTCCAGAATGGAATTAGAGCAAGCTAAAAACCAACTACAACAATGGTTTAGTGAAGCTGAAGCTAATAACGATCCTACTAATCCCAATTGGGCTGAAGGGTATGGCCCACTACTAAAAATGATTGTCGAGCCCTATGTTTCGTATCTTGAATCACCCTGGAAGGATATTCAAGAGGGAGAAGGGACACAAGAATATGGTAGATAGGACAATTAAATGAGTAATGGTAGAAGGCCAGACGACCTTGTATCGTCTGACGTAATCGACAACGCATTAAAAAAAGTAAGAATAACATCTGGCCCTAGTTCTGTTACTCCTGCAAAAAGAGTCGGGAGTGTAGAGCAACCTATACCCGTTAGAACAGGTAGCCTCACTGAGATGGCAGAAGGCCAGCGTGAACAGGTAGAGGAAGAAAGAAGAGACTCGGTTGTTACTCAGGTCAAAGAACCAGATCTCGTTGCCTATCCTCCACTTGTAGAAGAGGAAGAGCCTGTACCAGGCTCTGATGTATCTTTATTAGACAAAACTCCACAAGAAATTCAGGAAGAGGTACAAACAGTAGAAGAGCCTAGAAATGATGGTGCGTTTGCATGGTACCCGAAATTTCATGCGTCTGTTGATAAAGGTCAGGCGGATGAAATTTCTCCGGCTGTTATAACAGCGATTGTTCAGGCTAGGTCAGCCGGAGATGAAGAATATATATATGGGGATGCGTATGGTTTGTTTGGTATGGGCGCATCTGAAAGAGCATATGTACAGCAAGTATTGCGCGAAACTGGAGAACTTGAACCCGATGAAGTAATGTCGGTCAAAGAATATAATGATTGGCGGGGCGAGCCCGATAACCAAATAAATTTTTATGCACCCATGATTCATGGGTTTGTGTTACGTGGAGTCGAAGCTGGAATTAAAGGGCGTGATCTGGCAGAGATGGTTGGTAAACAGGTGGAGTTACCAGGCTCTCGTGTTTTACCAGATGGAGCCTATGCAAAGGGATACGACACAGTTACTGCAACTGCGCAACAAAGAGTTAATGAAGAATTCCCCGATGGTGTTCCTGATAAGGTGCGTGTCGAAGCAGGAGTATTGTCACAAGACGCATTGCGAGAAGCAGGACTTAAAGTACCTACCAGACAGGTCGGGTTGTTTGAAAGTGAGTATCCTGAAGATGTAACACCACGCATGGTAACTACTGCCGAAGGTGAGCCGTTTGAAGCTGGTCGGTCACGCGAGTGGTATGAAAAATACCTAATAGATCCTATATCTAGAGCATTTAGACCAGTCAAGCAATGGGCTGGATTGATGTATAACAGTTCACCACAAGGTAAGGCATCAGTTGAACTTGGGGCCGCAGCAGCAGATCGGTTGGGTGCTCTGGTGGTGACTAGTATTACAGCCGCTTCAGGCTCAGTTGGTGCGCCATTTTATGCGGTGGCTGGTTTTGCTAAAACCGATACTTCTAAAAGTGATAGCTTATGGCACTCTCTGGGAATGAAATCTGCCGGCGCATTTGAGGCAGTCAAACGTCGATGGGAGCGTGTAGGCGACCATTGGGCTCCGCAGTTTGTAAACAAAGAAGAAGACCAGAGTGGCTGGGAGTGGACCGTAGAGAAATGGAACGAACTAAAGGATCATGTGCCTGATGAAGGGTCTGGTCAAGATTGGTTTCAAACTGAGTCTATACCATTGGGATGGAAAGAATTTAAGCGAGCATTCATCCCCGGAACTCAGGGTTGGTCAGAAGAGAAATTAGACGAAGAGTGGAATAAGTCGCGTGATTGGTCTTACACTTTTATGTTCGACCCAGATGCTGAACGAGCTTACCTCAAGGATAAGGCACAGGTATTAGCGGAAGTTAATGCTCGTAGAGCAATGGACGGTTTAGGGCCGCGCTCACTTAGTTACCACGAAACTGATGAACTGAAATTAAGACACGAGGATCCATCTATAGAAATGGTGGGTGAAGTAGTGGGCGATCTTACCTGGCTTTTCCCGGGTAAGCTAATAAAAGGGGTGGGCTCACTTCTTAGTGAAAGCTTTGTAGCAAAAGGAATAAAGACTCAAGCACTAAAAATTCCTGCAATAAGATTATTAGTAACTGAACATATAGGTTCTACAGCCAATAAGCTTGCGGGACGCGCAACAACTCCAGTTGAAGATATACTTTATGCTTATCGTAAGTTAGCGGAAGATCTTCTTCCGGACCTTGAGCCGGGTGAGGCATTAAAAAAGTTCAATGATGCACAGGGACAATTATTTGACCCCAATACTTTCACGTCAACATATTCGGATTCGGGTGGTGTTGTTGAAGCATTAGAGTTGCTGTTGCGTAAAGGCAAGATAGTAGATCCTTTGACAAATGTCACCATTGATTTAACAGGAGATGAAATACCAGAATTAGTAAGTAAGTTGTGGCTTAGGCTAGGTAGTAGACCTGATATGCCAACATGGACCTCAGTGCCGCATAAGTCCGGGTGGTTTTCCAGGCCGAAACTAAATCTTATAGCTCGTAATACAGAGAAAGTATTAGGTCCTCGCGCTACAGCACTTGGTCGTTCTGTACAGAAACGTCTAGAAACTGTTTATAAGATATATAAATATAATGACAACTTTTGGGATCACACAAGCGAGATAGCGAGGGATCCAGCAGAAGGATTTATAAAAGTCTTACGTGACCTTACAGAGCAGGCTCAGTCCCAAATGGGTGATGCCTGGGGTGGGTTAGATGATATTGGTAAGCAAGATGAAATCCTAAACTTGTTTAAAAAGGATGTGTCTAAAGAATTTAAAATGAAACATGGATTTGCTCAGGGAGGGAAAATCTATGACACGTTGGAAGCCAGTGACACGTATAGACAACTTATAGACGCAGAAACTATTAACCCATTCCTAATGGCAGGCCCACGCTTTTTCCGAGGCTTATGGATTGAATCTAACTTAAGTGCTCGCCCAGGGTTTACAGCTAGGAATGTAATTGATTCAACCTTTAGGGCACTTACTTTCGGTGGTGGGGGTATCTTTAGAAGGTCACTAAAAAAGATAATGGCTGATACTCCTTTGGTAGACGAGATATTAGCAGGTCTTCAAAGAGGGGCTGGCACTGGTGCATCTGCCGCAATTCTACAGAAGTATGGGAGATTACCTAGATTTTGGTCTCCGAAAGATTGGTGGACTGCCATAAGGGAAGTTACTGAGGCGGCCCAAAAAGAAGGTGCCAGCCCTGGAGCTATAGCTAAACTCCCTTGGCCGGCAGGGCGTTGGGGTTGGGGAAGTAAATGGAGAGGTACCTGGAAGACACCGTGGGGCGATATGAATCTCACTTACTCTACGATGGTGGATGTGATGCGGGATTGGAACGAGGCATTCGAGGTGATGTTGCGTATCAGGTTGTTTGATAAATTTTATCATAACTTGTTTGACGATATATTCAAATGGTGGCGCAAGGGCGTACTAAATAATCCGAATTTATCACGGGCATCTCGACAGAAACTGAAAGAAATGCTAGATAATTTGCCAGACAAAGAGGAAGATGTTGCAATTGTGGTAGCACACTTTTTAGAATCGACAGGTGCGGACTTGTCAAATGCTTTGATTCCTAAAGAGGTAACAGCCCTCATAGACAATATGGATGTGGCGGATCCTTTGAATATTCGTAGTGCTAAACAAATAGTTAGGGAAATAGCTGACGACCTTTACAGTGCATATAAGAAGAATAAAAAACTTGACCAAGCTGATGTTGATGAGATATTTAGCAAACGCCTTGAGGAACTACATAAAAACTTTGACGATGCATTAGATGATGCAAAAGCTACTAACATGCCAAAAGACAGTGATGATGATGTATCTGGCTTCATTTCAGATGATCCTAAAGGTCCTAAAGATCCTAAAGATCCTAAAGATGACTTGGATTTTTCAAGTATGGGTGGTAAGGGAGATGGTGAGACAAAGAAAAAGCGAGGCGTAGAGCATACAAACAATGCTCAACATACTACAACTAAAGGCGGAGATCTTACCCAAGAAGCAGTTGCCAAACAAAAAGCAGAAGTACAAGAACAGATTGGAAAGGCTCAAAAGGCCAAAAAAGTTCCTGACGTAGAAGTTAAAGAGGTGATGTCTGACTATCAGCTAAACAGCACTAATAGCTACACAAAAATTCACAACGACAGTGTACTTGAGTACGGTAAGGGTAGTGTAGAGGCAAAACTATATTACAAAGTAAATCACACTATTAGGAGTTTATGGACGTTTTTGTTATCTCATCCTTCTGCAAATGCTAAAGCTGCGGATAAATTGTATTATGCTACACGAGCAAAAGATAATTTATACGGTTGGTTAGCACCAAATGCAGCATTGAATACGGATGGGGCTCATACAGCTAAAGCCTTTATAAGAGCTCGTGATGTGATGGCACATGTAAATAAAACAGTAGCAGAGCTTCTAGATAAAAAGAACCTAAACCGCATGGACAACTTATTAAAACTAGCCACTTTAGAAGGATTTTTAGATAGCATGGGATGGAAATGGGATGCGCTAGGAAAAGCACAGTTTGAGTCGGGTGCACTTGCTGATGAAGCAGCGAAACTAATTAAAGACACAGGTTATGAAGTAGGTACATTGACCAAGCTAGACATTGAAGTGTTGAGGAATGGTGATCCAGCACTTTCGTCCTATAGAATAAAATGGGAATGGGACCCCAAAGGCGAGAAGAAAGGAACAGTTGTGAAGGGGAAAGAACATTTTCATGCTCCCGATGAAGCAGATTTAATTCATTTGTCAGAAGGATGGGATAACTGGGTTGTAAGAGACGGGAAGTCAATTAAAGTTAGGGGGAAAAATGACGGACTGGGTTATGCAAACTTCGAGGGAAAGGATATTATGGATGACCTCAATTATAAATATGATAATCAAGACGAAAATGTTGCAGATGCATTTCGCGCTATGGTAGACCCTAACTTTGAAGGAACCTTAGATGTTGCAGATGCAAATGAGAAAATGTTACAACAGGATATTGGCATAGGTACTCCCACTAATACCACGAAAACATCCCAGGCCTCTGGTCGTACATATCAAGAAATGCCTAACGACGAATTCAATACACTTATTGATAACATAGATGATGTTGATGAGCTAGGTCGTATCGAAGATGCTATTCATCAAGAAGCTGGTGGGCCATCTACACAAGGAAAAATACTTAGTGATGTAGATGCAGTGAAAGCAAAAAGAATTGCTGATAGAAAGCATGTCCTGGAAAATCTAAGAAATGAGGGCAATATTAATGTAGAGGCACAAGCGCGAATTGTAAACACAAACGAACTACAGATACGAGAAGCCCAAACTGCATTGCAAAACATTAGGCAGGCTCTTGAGATTAGGATGGCAGACATTGAAAAAATGAGTCCTGATGTTGCAGACAAATACCTTGTAGACCATGCGCACCTAATGGATTTAGAGACATACGCCAATAAGGTTGGTGAGACACCGTATGGCAAGCCAATTTATCATAGCGACAAGCATGTTGATAAGGTCAATGCAGTATTAGATTTGAATACTCATGAGGTAATAGAAGAAGGCGTTTACGCAGAAGCCAGTGGGTACATTGAAGATGTTAGAGCATTAATTAAACCTGTTCGTGTTGCAGATTTAGAGTTTATTGCTTCATCTTATGGTATGCCATTCAAATATAAATTAGGAAGAATAACTAAAGACCAATACAGTGAACAGATCTTGACCTGGCTGGAGCTACGTCAACGAATGATGACTTGGGAGAAAGAGGCTAGTGGTGATTTGGTACGTCATATAACGAAAGATGGCGGGATGAGTGATGAAGTACGAGAATGGATGATCCAAACATTCAAGGGTTTGTATCCTGACGCAGAGGATTTTATAATTCCCCTCCAAAGCGTGACAGATGAACTTGTACTTATGCGTTACACAGAAGACCTTGTGGCATTTTATCGAGAAGGCAAGGTACTTGCAAATGAGTTTTCGATTTTAAAAAGCTATAGGGATAGAGTTGTAAAGGCAGTTAGAGATGGTAAACAGTTAAGTGATGATGTTATAAGAGCTACATTGCGTGCTGAAGATGCTTTGGTTGATCGATTCGACCAAAAGGCACTTGGTCTAAGCCTGAAACACGTCGATCTAGATGAACAAGAGGAAGCATTGAGTATCTTTAATAAGGTATTTATACCCGACCATGACTTGATGAGTGGCGCAAGAGCGATTGACGCGGGATATAATTTGACAGAATTCTCGTTTACATCGCCAAATGAAATAAATAATTGGCTGGCTACTTCACTTGAAAGTCAACAATGGTTAGAAACATCAATTGCGATAGTCAAAGAAGACGATTTATATCGTATTGCTGTCAAGAATATAGATATGAAAAAAGCCCCTTGGCAAATGACAACTCCAGAGTTTCTAGTTTGGTGGACGGGTAGCCCAAAAGAAACCTTAGCAAGTTGGGGACTGGTACACATACCCCAAGAGCTTGCTCTGCCTGCGTATCGTACACGATTACAAATTAGGATAAATAGTTTAGATGATGCGAAAGCAATGTGGTCATCTAACTTTACAGAGGATGAAATAAAATTGTATGGGCTCTTACATAGTAATCGCCGTAAAGTATTAGACACTGCTATTGAGAGAGGCCATGATGTTGATGATAACTTCCTCAAAGCATATGATGGGCTTATCCAGCAACAGTCTGTACTAAGGCACCAAGGTTTTGAAAATGGCTTACCTATTATTCGCGTAGGCCGAGGTAAGACAAGAGTTCAGCCCACTAAAGAAATGCAGGGTTTGCCGTTCGTAGAGAAGTACAACAAAGAAACAGGAAGGGCTCAATTGTCATACCGGACATTAGATGAGTTTATTGCGATCTGGGACTTCATGGAGCCCGTGGGCACCAAAGGCAAGAAAGTGCTCCGAACAGGATGGGGTGAACATCTGTGGCAAGATGATTATATAGGGCTCAAGACGACTAAGAAAAGAGGTGAGCCGATAAAAATTACGGACACTAAAGCCTTACCAAGAGTTATAGATCTTATTGCAAGTATTACTGATGTAATAATTAACTATACTCCTGATTATCAAATGCAGTCACTCATTAATGTGCGCAAAAACATTAGGCCAAAACAGAGAAGAGTCATCAATGTCTTAACACAATTAGAAGATTTAAAATTTCAATATGCGAAAGAATCAGGTACACGCGAGATAGTAGAACAGGCTATTGATAATGTCAAGCAAGCTAGGGATGACATTGAAAAAGTAATGATGTTATTGGACGACAGGATTGAGAAAAATTATCCATCTAATAGCTCATTTCAGATAGATGAATTACGAAAGAAGGAAGGTATTACGCGCGTTATGGCGGGCATTGGTGATATGGATCCTTTGCAGGCTAAAATACAGCATGGCACAGGTTGGAGTTTAGCAGGGGGACCGACAAAACAACGTGGTCAACTTCCTATGCGTTCGCAAATAGATGAGATGCGAGCATACGTAAGAAAGCAGGGTGAGCCTGTAACTGCTAAGTATAAAGATGCTCGCACATGGGCTTTGTTTGAATTGTTGAATGGAACTGGACTGCGTATAAGTGAAGTGAGAGATTTGCGGTGGAGTAATATTGTAGAACTCCCAAATGGAAACTTCGCAATCACAATCAAACAAACAGATAATCGGAGAGGTGTACAGATAACTTTAGATGAAGGGGCACAGAATGCCTTAGCGAAATTACAAGAACGTGCCCAGCTTGGTATAGGAGTTCCTGCAGTTTCGGAAGAGACACTATTCGATACACATGTGTTTGTGAGAGAGAATGGAGAAAGATATAAGAATAGTAGCGCATTAACTGGACACATATCAGATTCTGGCGGCGAAACTCAGTGGGGACTAAACGCAGAAAGTATAAAAAAATGGAAGGGCAAAACACCTTCTGACAAATTCTATGACAAGACAGGATCTCATCTCTATATCTGGCGGCCAGACCAGGAGTTGCATGCACATGACCTAAGACGGAATTATGCAGTTAAGGTATTTTATAATACAGGCGGTGATATTGCGAAAGCACAAAATCAATTAGGCCATGAAGGACCAATAACAACTGTGTTGTATTATTTGCGCCGAGGTGGAGTGCCAGATAATATGTTGCAAGATGCTATCAAAGATAGTAAGTCAGGTACTGTTGACAAAATCCTCAAAGAGTTTACAGAGATGGTTGGCACTGAAGAGGGTACTAAGGTAGCCAAGGCAGCGGAGAAAGCAATGCTGGCAAAGCAATTTGCGGCAATTAACTATCACCAAATAAAGATGTTGCAGCCGATTAATTTGAAAACTGCCAAGAACTTTGGAAAGATAAAAGAACGTGTAAAACGAAACCTCGAATACTTTTTTACCTACGACCATGCAGGGCAGCAAGCAACAAAAGCAGGTGAGAATTTCAAAAATAAATTTAAGTCTATTATTCGTGTGATACTGGAGGACGAACAAGTTGCAAATCAGTTTTATGAGGAGGTTGCACGTAGAACACAAGGTTCATTGAATGATATTCAGATGGGTCAAAAACTCATACACCAGGCCGGATTACGACGGATAGATGTAATGGATATGATTCCAATTACCTTGCGTGATGAGCCACAGGATTTGGCAGGAATGGTACAAGCAGAGTGGATAGACCCTTGGTATCGAGTGAGAGATTTCGGTCAACAGAAAGGTGGTATGTCTACTCAAGACGTTCTGAAAGAGTATTTAGAAGAATTACAAGGAATAGCGGATCCTAGTGTAGGACGAAAAACCGTCAATTATCTTGAGTCTCCTAATGTTGATGCAATATCAGGCTGGCAACTAACAGATCAAAGCGGTAAGGTTGTAGAGTTTAGCCCAGTATATCTTACTAGAGAGGCAGCCGAGCAGGATGCATATTATTATGCGATGCGAAAAAACATAGCTCCTAAGATGACAGTAAAGGAAGTGGAGTTAGGAAGTAGCGCAGCCTGGGAAGACGTACTTCCGAATTATTATCGTAATTGGAGACGGTCTCAATGGTATCACAACAAAGAAGAGATATTACAATATGAGGCTTATCAAGATATAGTTGAAAACTATGAGTTATGGAATAGGGAACTGCCTGGTAAATATGCGGCAGGGCTAAAAGATTTCCACCCACTTATTAATGATGATGCGCCTTTAGGGTATCGAAAGTTTTTGGCTGACCTAAAACGCCGTAATATGGGTCTTGCTGACCTAGAGGCAAATACGCCTCGGTATATTAAGCCTACTGATAAGGAAGCAGAAGCTCTTATACAGGCTGGTATAGAACATTCTGGTTATTGGAATCGTCAAATACAAACTGGTAAATCATTAGGGACTAAGAATAATCACCCTCCAGTACAGATGGGATTAAATCCTAAGTATAATAAACCACGACAATATATTGTAGTTGGCCCACGACATGCGTATGAAATGATTCCGGAAGAGGACTATATAGCCTACGTTGTAGATGCTCCGAAAGGTGTGGAAGAAGTGATTGATGAAAGCCTACAAAAGCAGGGCATTTTTGCACGGTATTTTCCACAAGATAACAAAATTAAATACCAATCAGAAAGCATGAAATACAATCCGACAATTAGAAATCATGAGATTGGGCATGCCTTAGTACACGATATGGTTGGTACTATAGATATAAATAAGACTCTATCTGATCAAAGTCTGCATCCATTGTTTAGGGAGTATGGTGAAGCATGGCATGGTGAAAGTCATGAACCAATTAGAAACTTCCTGGACGAGGACAAAGCAGAAGCATTTTGGAAAGATTTAGAGTTATGGCTTACTGACCCAGACAGTTTAGATAAACCGGATATTGTATCCGTCTTCAAAAAGCATTTTGGAGATGTACATAAAGATCTAAGTCCCATAAGAAAGCAACCGGCTCAGTATGATCCGGGTATACATGGCTTGAATTATGAAGGTGTAAAAGTAAAATATGCTAACAAACCATATGTCTTAACAAACAATACACATTATTATCCGTCTGAAGATTGGATTGCGCCTCTTAGTGATATTGGAATGTGGCATGACCAACCTCCAATTTATGGTAAGAAAATTATACTTACGAGAGGTAGGCATCAGTGGGGTGCTCATTATGCTATTGTAGATCTAATGCAATTAAAGCCCCAATATCAATGGGTGACAAGCCCTATCAAGACCGGAGTCGGCAAGTATTCCCTTGAGCTTAATCCCGAGGTAAATCCGCGATTCCTGCGTGACTTTCCAATTGATGTTGATGCAAGTGCCAGTTCTATTAGAGCAACAGCACAGAACTATGTACCAGAGTATGGACTTAGTAGTGAATTAGATGCCCTTAAAGGCATACTGATTGATACGAATGGTAATGTTTTGAATAACCATAGAGATGTATTGGTACATCAATATTGGGATTTACCCGAAGTTTTGTTGCACAATAAAAAAGAGCAATATAACAAAGAGTTATTCCAGAGTCTTACTGCCAGGTTTGGTATAGATGAAAGTGAACTAGCAAAACTTCAGGGACAGACTCGCACAATGGAACACCCAGTTTTAGTGCGTATGCTTAACCCTTTAGATGAGGCTAGTATGCAAGATTTGATAGACAGAGTTAATCCAAGAGTGATAGCACCACCCGATGGAAGTGCACTCAAAAAGATAATAGAGCGTGAAGCAAAGCTTATAGAGAGTGCACTAGATGAAGGGGTATTACCAGGGCTCAAACAAGATGATGAGGTAATTATTACTTTTGATGACTTTATATCGCACTTGGCAAATAAGCCAGATGCTTTGGGTGGAAGGAAGTTCATCAAAGGAAATCAATATCAGGTAGAGCCTCAGTTCCGAGAGAGTATCTGGCGTACTATGGCAATTGTACTCTTTCCGGAAGAGCAGGCAGATTTTGTGTTAGATATGGTAGATTTCCGAAAACTATCACCCGATGAACGTGTACATAACTTAATGGATATTATCACCAATGAGTTTGGGTGGCTGTTGAAGTATAAAAAAGACCACCCTGATTTGTATAGTAAATATATAGCTGGCAAAGATGGTATAGGTCTCTTGTATGATATCGAAGAGGCATCGCGAATATTAGCAGCGACGAAATACTTAATGCCTGATAAGGATATTCGATACGGTATCAAACAGATATTACAACCAGAGACTGTAGACGGAGTAATGAGTCCGATAAGATTGATCCAAGATGCGACCCAGCCAGATGAGATTATATCGAAAAATGCTATATTGTTAGCAGAACATACTGCCAGTCATGGGCGTTTTGCTGGTAGTAACTTGAGTATATTGTCTAAGGCACTAAAAGAAGAATTTGACAGGCAAGTGAGACAAAGAGACCCACAATTACTACAATCGTTAGAGGACATAATAAAAAATGGTATCGAAAGAGCAGAAAAAGAAATCGCAAACCAATCAGTTACACAACGAACCTACGCAGCAGGAGCAGCAGACGCAGCAATCGTCTCAACAAGAAATACCCAAGCAGTTAGTGATGGGCTTGAAACAGTTGAAAGAACTAATAGAGCCAAGCTGGCGAAGTATGCAGAAGAAATAGCAAAAGCGAAAAAATTGACGGCAGAGCAAATACAGTATATGGCTCTAATGCATAGAGTAATGCCTGATGTGCTGGGAGAAATCGATCCCGACTATATTGCTCGTACAGCATCAAACCTTTCAGAAATAGCATTAGGTCCAGAGCAAGTCAAAGCGAGATTCGGTGAGAGAACTTTAGGGGAGGTTGCGGTCTCATGGAAACATATGGCTGACAATATTGAGGACAATGTTTTTGTAGAATGGCATCGCCAGATTCTCGATATTGTTAATGAATATGGTCCACAAAAGCCAGTGACTGAAGGTTCGTACGACACTATATACTACACGAAAGTGAAGGCTGATGGTCCGTGGGACAAATTTGCCTTAGAGAATGCAGACAAAGCAGATATTGTAGAGGCATTTGCTGAGTGGGTAGACAAAGGTGCTAAGGAAGCTTGGATTGAATTATCTGATATGGAAAAGACGATGTATCATAGAGCAAAAGAATGGTTAAATAGGGTACAAAGTGAGTCAGGTCTTTTCAGTATTCCACATCAACATCAGGATGGTAAAGCTGCGCCTTATGAAGAGTTGATTGAGTTGTGGAAGCATTTGGATGTGTATCTATTAGCTCATGGTTATACTGGTGCACCAATCGCCTTTGGTGGAAAAGATGCAGCCCAAGCTGTATGGAGAGTAACGGGTGCAGGAGATGGCTCACCAATGGGTTTTGAATATACAACTTATGGGAAGGAATTACGTGAAAAGATAATAAAAATGTTTATCGCCAAACAGCAAGTAGGGACGGTGAATGCTTCAGTACCAAAGTGGTCGCAAGAAATATTAGAAGGATTGGCTGATCAAATTGTAGACCTAGTACATTTATACAATAATGGAATAATTAATCAGGCTTTTGGTAAAGCGAGACCGAAGGGTGGCATACGCACAAGACTAGCACAAGCTGATGTTGGAGTAAGAAAGGCTAAAGATCAACACCCGACAACTATTTCCAACCAAAAACATATTGCTGATAGTATCGGCATGTGGTTAGATATGATTTCTAAAGCACCAGAATATGGCGGATTGGGTATACCATTAGGGGATGAAAATATATGGGAACTATTACAAATAGTATCAGCAAGGGATGTTTTTAGGACAACAAAACAAGAAGCAAGAGAGACATTAGTAGAGAAATTGAACTATTATCATTATGCTAACCTCTCAGATAATATTAATCAAATTACTAAGACGGGCCAGGTTCCTCCTTCATTAAAACAGCTTAGTGAGAAGAAGAAATTAGCTGCTATTACAGGAAGTAAATATGCAGACCCTGAAGATACACTCAAAGCTATCAATATTCAGTTAAGATTCGCACACTCTGAATTATGGGATGCAATGAGTGCTAAGGGTATCGATGAAAAGCTTAGATTGATCGGTCCAAACCCTATGCAAATTGAGGATATAAACACACCTGTTCCGCAACAACTGGTTGACGGATTGGATAATAGTGTGGAGTGGGGATTACTTTCGGAAGAACAGGCTGCTACTTGGGCAAATGAAGCGATAGCATGGAATGGGCAGGGTGATACTTTTGCATATCATCCTAATAAAAACCAAAATCCATTACCACATAATGAGGCTACCGAACAGGAGCTGCTATATGTCAAAGAAGAGATTGAAAAAGCATTGCGGCAATGGCATCGAGACTTGGTGGGACCGGAGGGTAATCTCAATCAGGGAATCGAATTACCTATAGAAGAAGAACATGAAATCCGTGAACAGTTGAAGAGTGCATGGATACAAGAAGGAGGATTATTAGATCAGTACCGGGCAATTAAGCATACTGCTATTTATGGAACAAAAGATACAAGTCAGTTGAGTAAAGTCTTAATGCCTGAAGCACCACGATCTGATTTAGAACAAGTTGTTGATGCATATGTTGATAGGAGTTTGGACGAGTTTAAGTTGGGACCTGACCCGTATGATATGGATTTATGGCAAAGTCGCTATGGTCCTGGAAGTGACAATTGGGAAACAAGTAAAAATAAAATGTCTGAAACATTTCAAGACTTAGCTGAAAGAGTTGATCTAGAGGACCAACCTGCAGAAGTTGTAATGAGTCAAAGATTTGACAAACATGTTGAGCGAGTAAAGCAGGACCCCATGAAATGGATGGACTGGAGAACTTTGAGATCTACAATCGATGCTCAGGAAGGGTTGGCTTCATTAGAGGGTGCTGTTAGCAGGTTGACCCCTGAAGAATTAGCTCTACTGGCTCCTGGATATTACAATTGGGGCTTTGGCATTCCTTTAGTCGGCGATAGGGTAGTGCTAGGGGCTACTAAACCGAGAAAGATACATGGTGCGACTAAGCTGGTAGGTAATGCGATGGTTGATTATCAAACTAATACCAATCTTGATCAGGTGATGAAGACAATCTTTCCGTTTTGGATATTCCCTACCAGGTCCATCAAGTTCTGGCTGGGCGAGTTAGCGGCCAAGCCTAAGATCCTTTCTACATGGTCGCAAATACAAGGTATGTCAGAAAGAATGGCACATGATGTTGGGGCCACTGATACTCGAGGGCATCAGTTGCCGAGATTTAGGGGTAACATAAATCTGACAGGTACAAATTGGTGGTGGAATCCTACTGCTCCACTGTCGTTTACACAAGCTCTCCCTGGCGCAAGAAATATTTATGGGTTAGCAGATTCTGAAGCACCTATATTCAAGAGATTAGCTACGTATCTTTATGCTTTTGGTCCGGCAACAGGGTTTCATCTAGCACCGTGGATCTCAATCCCAATGCATCGAATGGGCTGGTTAGACGAAAACGAATTTCCACAACGGTCTTTATTAGGACAGGCTGACTTAATACCTGAATGGCATCAAAGAGATATATTGAAGAAAGTACAAGATTCGCTTTGGTATAGTATACGACCTGATGCTACCTGGACTCCTGAAGTAAGCTGGAAGGATTTCCTTATAGAAAGGCAGGTACTAATCAATCTTAATCAAGAGATTGAGCCCATGCATGAACTTGGCAAGCAGGAGAAAGTGAAAGAAGCGGAGATGGCCATCTTACTACGTACTGGCGAGAGATGGAGTACGGCCAGACAAGAGCTAGAGCAAACTGATTATTTTGCTAGGATAGTAGGATACTTATCTGGTACGTATGGAAAGAAGTTTCATAAGGGCGAAGCAGCATTGTATGAGGCCCGGGATGAAGTTGGTCGATTACGTAGACAAATATCTTTAGATGCGAACTATGAAGAGTTTTATAAGGATTACCGTTATAACACAGCAGATGGATTGACCTATGGTTTATACAAAGACATCAGTTGGGTAACTGATGAAGATGGTAAGCAATTGTATGGCCAAGCACGATGGGATGAGGTCTCGAAGAACATTGCATATCAACAACAAATGGCGGCCAAGATAGCACGAGAAGGAGCTAACAGAAGGATGTTAGAAATTAGGCTGTCGGAATTACCTATCGGCTCACCCTGGGAGGCGAAAGAAGAGATTTATCAGGACTATGAAGAAATACAGAAATCTATTTTGAAGTCATTCCCTGATGTTGTGTACCAATGGGGTCCATACAATAAGAACGACGAAACTATACGAGAGCATGTCGTAGATAAATGGATGAAAATTGTGGGTGAGGGTAGGCCTTTCAACTGGAATAGAGAAGAGCAGGATTGGACTCAATTCCAGAATAGTATTGTGGAATGGGAAGATGACATACCAAATATAGGTAAACTAAATATTGACCGCTTGTTTATGGAGTTAGCTGGCGAGAAACTATTGGAGCCTTTGAAAGATTATGAGGGTCAACCTTTATACCAGAAAGATGAAGCAGGCAATGTATTGTTAGATGCGAAAGGAGAGCCTGTACCAGAAACAATCTTTGAATCAGTACTAGGTAAGAGAATAGAGGTCAAGAAAGCTTTATTGGCAATGGCAACATCAGCCGAATGGAACAAGTGGGACATTGATGGTGACTCATTGGATGATGCACTCAATAGAGTATGGCTTGATAATTATGCTGGAGCATTTTATGACACCATTGATGCAGGTGGTCTTAACGAAGCTGAAGGGTCAGAGAGAGAACAGCTTGAGCGGGCTTGGATAGAGAAATATCCTGGTGGGCCTAGTACAGTTGATCTTACTGGTTGGATAAGAACAATTTATGGTGACAAGTGGTCAGACGAACAAATTGCTTTACATAGATATGGTTCTGGTGTAGCTACAAGAGAAGAAAGAAGTGAGATGCAAGCTACTGCAAGGCAAAAAGCGGCCAATGAAGTATATAAGTGGTATGGCTGGGTTGGACCACGAGGTGCTAAATCAGAATTCTATGATACCTTAGAAAAAATTGACGAAAGGGATGGTACTGAATGGACTGAGGTATTGGGGGACTTCTTGGATCCCAGTCGAAAACGTACATCAAGTGCTCAAGGTTTGTTTACATACTGGTCCGATAAATTCTGGACAGATTTTTATAATGCAATGCGTGAGGTATCTCTAGTTTTAGACTTACAGGCACCCACAGACGAGGAGTTGGAGGAATGGGTGCTGGCAGAACAATTGAATGATCAATTCAATAGGTGGAGAGAACTTGATTATGGTCCTAATTGGGATGGGTTGAATGCATTGTATTACAATAAAACTAGGTCTGAGCAGTTGGACTGGCGTAAAGAAAACCCCGGTCTGTGGCAACGGTTACAAGATGGTTGGACGATGAAAGATGCTTGGGGGGAACAACATCCAGCGTGGCAAAAATTCTTTGACCCTGATGTATATCATGGTACTGAAACAGCTAGATCGTCTATCTCTGGTTACTCCGGAGTTGGTTCCACAGTAACATTTGGTGGTGAAAACTGGAGACATTCCTTTGCACCATCAGCAGCCTTAGATAGCTATAAAGGTGTTAGTATCAGCAAGATCATTCAAGGTTTAGAAAGGCCTCAGACTCCAGGGCAATGGCCTACGTTAGAAGTATCACAATTAGCATTAGAAGAGTTGTTGGCTGGTAAAGTCAGTGATACAACAGAAGAATACCTGAAGAAATTACACCAGAGAGTAGCATCTTATTCTCCATATGAGACGTTCTTGAAGCAACTCAGGGATTTGGCACGTTCAGTATTGGGAGATATCACTAAAGAAGAAGATGATTGGATTTGGAACAGGGAGGGTGCAAGCACGGATACTGTATCCCCTGAAATGCCAGTGACACCCGGTGGTAGGGAAGATACATTTACCCCACAAAGGTCGTGAGTGCTTGCTATACATGAATAATTCCTGTATAATGTTCACTGTATGAACAGTAGTTTTAACAACAGAATAGGAGGGCAATTATGCCTGAAGGATTGACTCAACAAACTTCTGAAAGTCCTGCCACAAGTGGTGTAAAGTATATACCACAGGGAGCACAATCAGAAGGGGCAGATCCTGCCGCGCAAGCGGGAGCATCTCCCACAGCCACACCGGCGCAAAGAAGCCCCGGTAGCACTGGAGAGCCACAGTCAGAAGCCGTTGATGCAGGACGTTTACAGACTCAGGTTCGCCAGATGCAAACCCAGCTTGATAGAGCTAGGACTCAACTCTCTGCCTCGGACCGTGCTTTACGAGAACGGGAACAGCAGTGGGGTACAGAGCGAGAAGAGCTATCGCGCACTGTAGAAAATATGCAAATGTCGGACATGTCTGAAACTGAGAAGGTTGCGTATGAACGGGATGTGTACCGTCAGAGAGCGGAAGAAGCTCAAACACAGGTACAAGATGCCCAGTATAGGGCAGAATATTCAGACGCAATGCAACAATGGCGTGCCTATTATGGTCAAATGGGTGTTCCGTCTAACGTGTTAGATAGTTCTTCAATAGAGAATATGCAACACTCTGCACTAAGATGGACAAATACCCAATTGAAGGCTGCACGGCAGGCACCACAGCAAGAAGCTGTGGCACAGCCAGAACAGCCACAAAACAATCGGGTACAACCTCCCCAAGTTACCACTGCGGTACCACAGGGAGCAAGTCCCGGACAAAAAAGATGGAACGACATTCCTTACGAGGAATGGGATGCCATCTATAAGAAGGCAGAGAGAGGACAAATATCGTCCGATCAAATGCCACGATAAATAAATTTTTGGGAGATATAAACTATGGCAACTCAGACTCAAAGTACTCTGAGTGATTCTGTCAAAACCCAATATTTGCGACGACTGTTGATGCGGGCAGTGCCCCGCTTGATTCATGGCCGCTTCGGCGAGAAGGCCAATGCTTCCGGTTACGGTAGCCTCGAATGGCGTAAATTCGGTGCTATTACTGTAGCTGCAGGCGGACCTTCCGCTCTTAGTGAAGGCGTGACTCCTGAAAGCGAGAGCACTTCTGTTTCAACTGTTACTGCAACACCTGCGTTCTATGGTTCGTACCTACAGCACACAGATGAACTTGAGATGACATCGTATGATCCGATTGTCTCCGAGTTCTCTAATGTTCTAGGCGAACATGCAGGATTGGCAATTGACACACTTATTCGTGAAGACCTACTGGGCTCTTCGCCTACCACGCGTTTCGCTGGTGCGGCTACTGCCCGGACAAATATAGACTCCACCAATGACAAGATCTCGTACATTGATTTCCTCAAGGCCGTTGCGGTCCTGATGGCAAACAGTGCACTTCCTGTTGATGGTGCGCGATATGCTTGCATATTGCATCCGCATAGTTATGCGACACTTATGAATACAGACAGGTTCGTTAATACGTTCCTTCACGCTTCACCACGTGACAACGACAGTAACCCAATGCGCACAGGCTTTATGGGCACATTCTTGAATGTAGACATCTACATTTCTGGTAATGCCCGTGAGTATGCAGATGGTGGTACCGGTAGTGCAGATGTTTACATTGCCTTGTTCATCGGACGTGAGGCATATGGTGTGGTTGGTGTTGGTAACATAGATCCACGTGATGTGGATGGGGCCGGAAACGATCCCTTTGCCGTAAATACTGGCAAGGGTCGCTCACTTGCTCCAGTTGATTTGATCGTGAAACCTTTAGGTTCTGGTGGTGCAGAAGATCCACTAAACCAACGTGGAACAGTAGCATGGAAAGCGGCTCATGATACAGCTATGCTAAACGCAAGCTGGATTATCAGCCTTGAACATGCTAATGAATTTACGGATGCATAGGGGAATAAATCATGAGCTATAATCATTCTGGAAAATGGGCAACTCTATCTATGATTGCCATTGGCACTCAGGCAGCACAAGCACTGGCAACTGGCGACACTTGGCAAAGTTGTAGAATGCCGTTTGATGGTTACATCGAAAGCGTACAGATGACTCTCACCGCTACTGGTGGAAGTTCTGGTGCAACCGAAGTAATGATTGCTAACGGTTCTAACAACTTGTGGGCAGCAGATACTCTTCAGATATTGTATTCTGCTTCTGATGGTTCAAGTGCTGTTATTGGTCGTAGCGACTTCAACAGTGATGGAACAGCACTGTTCTCTGAAGGCGCACAGTTCGACCTCGATGTTGATGAGGTTCCGGGTACCGCAAGTACAGGACCTTTGATAGTACAGATCGTTGTCGTTGGTAACTAAGTTACTCAACAAACAATAGAATAACCTTCGGGGCATCATCTGAGATGTTGATGCCCTCGCAAGGAGGGATACACAATGACAATAATTTCACAGGAACATGTTGCAGTCAAAGCTCTCAAGGATGATAGTTTCCTAGAGATGGGCGATAGCGAGGCTTTAGAGATAGCATTACAGTTACAAAGACTGTTGCGTGGACAAGATTCTTTAATCGAAAAGGTGTCGAAGGTCGATAAGAATGCGCAACGTATGTCAGATGAGATGTCTAAACTAAAAGAACGTACTGCAGAGATGGAGACATTCGCTAAAACTTTTGAAGACAATCGTGCTAAGTACGAGAACATGTGGCGCGACCGTTCTGAGAGTGTGTCAGCAGATGTAAGAGCACAATCACAGGCTGAAACAATGCAACAGGTACAGCAGATGACACAATCGATACGTGCTAATAGAAATGTAGACGATATGCAAAAGAAAGCTTTTATGAAGAATGCTCCTAAAGTAAAGATCACTCGACCTGGTAGGCCTATTACCACCCCGCAAGGTTTAGTAATGGAGGCAGAGGTGGTAAGTTTAAATGGTATGCAATACATAATGCCGCCTAATGTTGAAGTAGAAGTACCCCGTCCAGTGGTAGATTACCTGGAATCACAGGACCTTGACAGGGCTGTGCTTGCCGAGAAGAAGAAATTACTGGATGCAGACAATATTAAACAGGACACAGCAATATCGCGTGGCATGCAAGCTATTGATCAGAAGTATGGTATCAAAAGCGAAATTATGCCAGTAGCATCTAGAGTATAGTATGGCAGAACCTACCAGTACACGAGCTGCACTAAGACAAGAGATAGCACGTCGTACCAATATGGATTTTGCTTTACGTATAGGTGCATCCTCAACAGCAACCGATGGTGGTACCAACGAGCTTATAGACACCAACAGATTAAGACAGGCAGATGACTTTTGGAATGGGGCCTGGTTATATATCGTCAATGATACGTCCGGGACTGACAATGACGGTGAGGTGCGTTTGATATCAGATTTTACCAGCGATACTAGAAGTATTGCTGTGGTAGAGCCGTTCAGTGCCGCTATTGCAAATACAGACGAATACGAGATCCATTCACCCTGGAATGCGTTACAGATACATGATGCCATCAATGATGCTATTGACGATGGTTTCCCAGAGTTCTTTGATACAGTGATGGATGAAACAGTAGTGCATTTAGAAGACACAATGGCCTACGATTTACCCACAGGTATAGCACCTTATTATGTAACCAAGGTGTGGATAGAAGAAGTAAGTGATAAATCAAGAGGCACAGCTAGTAGTGGCTCCTCTATTACACTAGTAGATAGTACTCAATCTTGGACCAATGATGCCTTCAACAATATGACGGTGGCTATTTATGATGGAACAGGCAAAGGGCAGTTCGCCACTATTACAGATACTACTGCAGGAACTACACTTACAGTAGCGGCATGGTCCGGTACTGGTACTACATCACCATCTACAGATAGTAAATACGTTATCAAAGATACACCAACCGAACAATATACATGGCGTAGAATCCCCTCTTTACGTTTTGACCAGGCGTATTGGCCCACTAAGATGTACTTAACATCACGCTATACCCGGTTTCAAGGTATGGCTTTTCGTATTCAGTACATTGCAAAGCCAGCCGCTCTTAGTGCCGAATCTGGCACAACTATAATACCTTCTGGATTTGTAATAGCAAAAGCTATGGCCCTATTGCACGGAATGAAAGTTGCTGATAGTAGGTCTGACCAGGATAGGCACCGATACTTACATCAATTCTGGGAGTCTCGGGCAGAGGCGTACAAATTGCAGAATAAGTGGCGCATGCCAAAAGGTACTCTCTGGATGGAGAAAGATACGGTGGGGGATCAGCTACCTTCGGATTATCCTTTTTCGAGTAGCGGGTAATTATGGCAACAGTTGGTATTGAAGGTGATGTCTTAATAAACAGCAAGCCTTATAGAATAGATGTAACATCTTATCAGCGCAGGGATATTGTAGACTTCAGTCCTCGTGCTTCCACAGCAACAGGCGCATCAATTTCATATTCAGAGCTAGGACTATATCAGACTCTAACCCAGGAGGATTTTAGGCATGGGTTTGGGTTCTATCGCTATACTGATGCGGCAGGCTACCAAAGAACTGAAGGCGAAATAGATACTAGGCATCCAGGTCTTATCATGCGCTCTACAAAAGGGGTATCTTCCGAAACTGATAATGCGATTAAGAATGGTGGCGTAACATTCGGTAGTGATTTCTACACCTGGGGAGCAGCAGTAAGAAAATACAGCAGTGGCTCGTGGAGTGAAGATGCTTCAGGTGCATCTAATTCTCTGGTAGTAGGTAGTGGACATATCTTTAATCTCAAGGATGGGGCTCGTGTGCAGAGAAAAGCCACCGGTGGGTCCTGGGAGAATGCTGGTATAGACAGTAATCCACCTACGGATATGAAAATTGCTACTACACATGGTGGCTATATGTGGTTCGCTGAAGATGGAAATAGCTTTGTACATTATGGTGAAGAGCTTGATCTATCTGACTTAGAGGGGGATGGTAAAAGTGATACTAATGTAATAGTAGTGGGTCCGGGCGGTCTTGCTATAAGAAACATGATCTCATTTTCTAATGCGTTATATGTAGCCCGTGCTGATGGATTGTGGGTAGTCAATCAAGATGGAGAATTTACGGCGAGGCAGGTGCTAAATTTTAGTGCCGAAACTCATCCCGACAACTTTAGGTCAATGGTAGTATTCCAGGGAGCTTTGTATTTTCCTATCAGACACCGTATCTATAGATGGACCGGCTCTACTATAG